TTGGGCTATTTCTGGCTCTGGTGGTCAGACGATCAAGCTGCCTGATGCCACAACTTTGCCAAATGGCGCTACGTTCACGTTTAATAACAATCAATCTAGCGGCACGATTGTTATTCAAAACAATTCATCCACTACGGTTGCTACGGTTCAATCAGGTTCTTACATTACAGTTGTTTTGTTGAGCAATTCAATTGCCGCAGGGTCGTGGGACTACCATAATTCACCTCCAAGCAATGCAAGTTGGTCAACAAATACGCTTTCATGGGCTGGCTCTTATACGAACGGCACTTGGAACGGCAACGCTGTTGGTTTGCTTTATGGTGGCACAAATGCAGCTTTGACCGCTGTTGCTGGCGGCGTGGTCTACTCCGGCGCTTCTGCTTTGGCTATTTCGGCGGCAGGAACGACAGGCCAAGTGCTGACCTCTAACGGCTCAAGCGCACCTACTTGGTCAACACCTACGGCATACGCTACGGTCACAGACGACACAACCACTAACGCAACCCGTTACCCATTGTTTGCGGCTACCACTAGCGGCAATCTGACAACTGAATATACAAGCTCGACCAAGTATCAGTTCAATCCTTCTACTGGAACGCTAACAGCAACGGTTTTTAGCGGCTCTGGGGCATCTTTAACCAGCATCCCTAACTCTGCCCTTAACAACTCCTCAATCACCGTTGGTTCAACGGCTATCAGCCTTGGTGGGACTGCTACAACGATTGCAGGTCTAACCAGCGTTACATCAACCACTTTTGTCGGCGCTTTGACGGGCAACGCCTCAACTGCCACGACTGCGACTACAGCGACCAACGCAAACAACGTAGCGATCACAGACAACACAAGCTCTAGCTCAACTTGGTATCCAGTTCTGTCGGCAGCATCTACGGGCAATAATCCCGCAACGACTAGCTCTACCAAGCTGTCTTTTGTGCCCTCTACTGGCACTTTATCGGCAACCGTGTTTAGCGGTAGCGGCGCATCGTTGACATCCATTCCTAATGGCGCATTAATCAATAGCTCTGTGACGGTCAATGGAACGGCTATTGCTTTGGGCGCATCGGGAACAGTTACCGCTATTACGACTAATGCACTTACCATCGGCACAGGGTTATCTGGCACATCGTTTAACGGTTCTTCTGCTGTCACGATTGCATTGGCTAATACGGCTGTTAGTGCTGGTAGTTACACTTATTCTTCTATTACGGTTGACTCACAAGGCCGCTTGACCGCTGCTTCTAACGGCACGGCTCCAGTAACGTCCATTGGTGTAACTGCACCTATCACCACAACTGGCGGCACAACTCCCACGATTGGTATAACTCAGGCCACTAACAGCACCAATGGTTATTTGAGTAGCACGGACTGGAACACTTTTAATAACAAACAAGCCGTTTCTGCACCCGTTACGGTGGCTGCAAGCACATACAGCGTTGGTGCTACTGACATTTGGGTTATCAACAACTACGCTGGCACTCTGACGCTGACATTGCCCACAGCATCCAGCTATTCGGGCCGTGTGTTGAATATCCAGAATTACCAAGCCTATACGGTGTTGTCGGCATCCTCAAACGTGGTGCAGATCGCTGGTGGCTCGGCATCTACGGCTATTTTGAACGCAATAGCTGGTGATCGTTGCACCTTGGTTTCTAACGGCACAAACTGGGTTATCACCGATTACACACCTAATAACATCCTTTTGCTGAACTAACATGAACTACAAATGGTCTATTTCTAAGATTTCAGCTACTGATGGGCTAATCACCCATGCACATTACAAATGTGTGCTGACAGATGATGATTTGTCGGTTGAAACTGAAGGCAACTGGTGGTTTAATGAGCCAAAGATCAAAGTTCCTTTTGAGCAAGTATCAGAGGAAATGGTTGTTGGTTGGATTGAGCAAGAGGCTGTTAAAGATGGCGTTTGCCACATAAAATCTAGGCTAGAGGAACAGCTTAAAGCATTAGAAGCACACAAACCCGTTGTTGCTCCTTGGTTGCCTCAAGTTTTTACACCGGAGTTATAAATGACAGTTAATCTTTCTCTATTTGCTGGTGCTGGCGCACAATTTTTTGATAACAATGGGTTGCCTCTCATTGGTGGACTTCTTTATTCATACTATGCTGGAACTTCAACGCAAGCTGCAACTTACACATCAAACAGCGGCTCAATTGCTAACAGCAATCCAATTGTTTTGGATTCTGCTGGTCGTGTCCCTAATGAAATATGGTTAACTTCTGGCTCAACTTATAAATTTATTTTACAAACTTCTGCTGGAGTGCAAATTGGTTCATGGGATAACATTTCTGGGGCTAATGATTTTTCAAGTATATATACTGTATTAGCATCTTCTGTTGGGTCATCTTTGATTGGTTACAACCAAGGCGGCACAGGCGCAGTAACCACTACGGTTCAAGCTAAGTTAAGTCAGTATATTAGCGTGTTTGATTTTATGAGTGCGGCAGAAATTGCTGATGTAACATCTAGAACTGCGTCAATTGATGTCACAACAAAAATTCAAGCGGCTATTGATTATGTTGCGTCACAAGCTGGCGGCGTAGTTTGGTTCCCTTGCGGTGAGTACAAAATCACAAACACCATCAACGCAAAAACTGGTGTAAAACTTCTAGGTGTTTATGGTGAACCCGCCATTTCCACACAAACCACAGAGACAGGAACAAAGTGGATTTGGGGCGGCGCTAACAATTCCATAATGCTCAACGTGTTTGACACACGTTTCTTTACGCTTGAAGGCTTTTACCTTGATGGTAACGGCGCAACTGGCATGACGGGTATTTTGTTAAGCACTTCAAGCGTTAGCCAAATTGCTTCTTCTCATAACACTTACGAATTTTTCTACATTAACAATTGTTTGATTGGTGTTCAATGGGGAACATTGGGTCTTGCCACACCTAACAATCAAACTGACGGTGAAATTTTTAGACAGTTTACAATTAATTCATCGGAAGCTGGATCAAAAGGATTTGTTTTAAATTCTGGGAACGCAGGACAATACAGCGTTATTGAAAGCGGTGGCATTATCGTTGACGACATTGCGATTGACATTGTTGTTGCTAACCAAGTACAGATTAACAGAGTAACTTCTGGCGGTAAAACTGCAACAGCGTTTTGCAGAGCCGCTTGTGCGATTAACGTCTTAATCCAAGGCTGTGAATCTGAAAACCAAGCCGATTTGTATGGCGGTAGTGGAAAAATATCTGTTCAGTCAAAGTTTTTACTAGTAATTGCTCCCCCATCTTCGTACCCTGTATTTGATACAACAATTGTTTTAAGCCAAAATACTATCAACAATCCAATTGAAGTTACTTACCCTGTAAAGATTGTTAGCACTGGTGATGCTTGGGGTTATTGCTACACTGGCACAACAATTACAAATTCAACAGGCACATTCACTAGCGGTGTGTCTAGTTGCTTGGCGTTGAATAATGGTTATCCTGCCAATGGTGGTTGGCAAGCTGGTCAATATGTTAATTTGCAAAACTTGCAACCTGATAGCTCATATTTTCAATATGACGAGTTATCGCAACCCAATCAGTACGCACATTTGTTTATGCCAGTCACCGCATTGGCTGCTCAAGATGTAACCATAGGTGTTGATAGCCGTGGTTACAGCGGAAATTTGTGGGAAAGAATATGCTGCGCTGCATCAAGCACTGTTGGCACAGTTGGTGATTTGATTTACCGCATTGGTGGTGCATCGCCTAAGAAAATTCTTACTCTTAGATCGTCTGAAGTTGTAGTTGGAGACACAGGTGTTAGCACTCGATTGAGAATTGCTGAAGCAGAAACACCGTTAAGCACAGACACTGGCACAGCAGGTCAAATTGTATGGGATAGCAATTACATTTATGTATGCGTAGGCACAAATTCGTGGAAACGCGCAACCCTTAATTCGTATTGATTGAAGCATTAAATGGCCAATACAAAGATTTCAGGACTGACTTCAGCATCCACACCGCTTGCGGGAACCGAAGTTCTGCCAATCGTACAGTCTGGTACTACTGTAAAAGCAACTGTAGCCAACATTGTTGGTGCGGGTACTTCACCTGGCAGCTTCACCACCATTGCTGGCACTGGCCCTGTAACAATTAAGCAAACTTCTGATTACCCAAGCGCAGGCTCTGGGGTCAATGTAGTTAAATCAAATACTACAGATGTGTGGACATCATATGTTGCCGCTGATACTGCTTATTCAGTAGCCTATGGCGCAACATTAGGTGCTAGTAACCGAATGCTGTGGATAGACACAACTGGCAATACAACTCTTGGTTACGGCAATCTAGTTCCCTCCACAGCAGGTAAAGGCATCAACTTCACAGCCAACACTCCCGCATCGGGAATGACAAGCCAGAATTTGACTTGGTATGAAGAAGGTACTTGGACACCCGCACAAGGAAGTGGATTAACTGTTGTTGGTACATTTAGCTCAACTGGAAAATATACAAGGATTGGGCGTCAAGTCTGTATTAGCGGCACTGTTTCAGGAAGTACCGGAGTTTCTGTAACTGCTGCTGGTGTAATAACAAATAATTTACCTTTTACTGTTGGAACGGCTGGTCTTGGGCAAGCTACAAATGCTGGCGTAAATGCGTTTTCTGCTGTAATTTGCACTTCAACTAATGTTACTTCGGCTGGAACAATTGCTTCAACAACCACAATCACATTTTCAGCTACTTATTTCGTCTAATTATGGCAATCACTTACAAATGGTCAATTTCTAAAATGACGGTTGCCCCATCGGTGAATGGGCAGACCGATGTGGTGATTTACGCCGATTGGCTTTGTGTCGGTACGGATGATGTCAACAACCTGACCGCTGCGGCGGCTGGAACAGTTAAGTTGGGTGAGCCAGCCAATCCATTTACAAATTACAATAATCTTCAAGAGTCTCAGGTTTTGGCGTGGTGTTTTGAACCTGTAACGTATAGCGTTACAGACCCAATTACCAATGAAACCACTACAATTACGACTAATCTGCAATTAGACACAGAAGCCCAAGTAGCGGGTCAATTAGCTCGTCAACTGGCTGCTATTTCTGCGAATCCTCCTTTGCCTTGGATTAAACATGACCAAACCAATTGACATCATTAGCCGAGCATTAAAAGACATTGGTGCTTTGGAAGCAGGGGAAACGCCAACGGCTGACGCTGCCCAAGATGCTTTCGATATGCTGAACGGCATGATCGATCAATGGTCTAACGAATCCATGATGGTCTATTACAAGAATGAGATCATCTTTCCTGTTGTCCCAGGTCAAACCCAATACACCATTGGCCCAACTGGTGAAATCGGCGCAGGGTTTACTGGCTACGTCAGCGGCAACCAATTGACTGTTGCTAATACCAACGTCAACAACTTTGCTGGCACAGGTTCAATCAATAGCTCTACGCTGACAATTCTTTCAGTATCCAGCGGTGCTTTGCAGGTTGGTAGCATCATTACTGGCGCATCTATCCCTAGCGGCACATCTATTCTGTCGTTTGGTACGGGCAACGGCGGTGTGGGCACTTACACCATTTCGCAGTCGCTTTTTATCAACCAAGAATCAATCACGGCTAATGCGCCCATCATCACTTCTGGCGCTATCAGCAACGGTCAATATCTGACCACTAGCTACGGCGTGAACATGAATTTGGCTCAAGGAACGCAGATTGTTGCGTTTAATACGGGCGCTGGTGGGAATATCAATGAAGCAGGTACTTACACGCTTAACAACTACGTTACAACACCTAACCCTGCTTTTACAGGTTCTATTTCTGGGACTACCCTTACTGTTAGTGCTGTTTCTGCGGGTTATCTGGGTGTTGGTTGCGTGGTTAGCGGCTCTGGCGTTACAAGCGGCACAAAAATCACGGCGGTATTAACTGGCTCTGGTGGCGCTGGCACTTACACAGTTTCTGTATCCCAGTCGGTGGGTAGCACCTCGATGACAGGGACTGTTACGCCTTTCCCAATTACGGCTTACTATCAGCGCCCTCTGACCATTTCTAGCTGCTTTGTGCGTATCAACACAAACTCTAACGGCATCCCTGTCCAGAACGGCGGCTTGGACTATCCAGTAGCTGTGTTGTCGCTGGAAGAATACGAAATGATCGGCCTAAAGACCTTGAACGGCCCTTGGCCCAAGGCGCTTTACTATCAGCCAACTGAATTGCTCGGTAACATTTACTTATGGCCTAACCCTGCACAAGGTGAAATGCACATGTTCACCGACAACATCTTTAGTAGCTATACCTCGCTTTACGACACGATTCAATTGCCACAAGGCTACATCAATGCGCTGCGGTGGAACTTGGCTTATTTCTTGATGCCGATGTATGGCAAAGCCTCGCAGACCCAGATTGCGATGATTACCAAGAACGCTAACGATGCCAAGGCTACTGTGAAGCGCACAAACATGAAACCGCCACAAGTGGCTCGGTATGCAGATGCTTTGCTAGTTGGGCGGCAAAAGGATGCGGGTTGGATTTTGTCTGGCGGCTTCTTCCGTTAAGGATAAAAAATGGCAGATTTTGGATTTGTCGGGCCTTCTTACGAAGCCGCTTCTATCTATCAGGAAGCTCAAGAGTGCATCAATTTCTATCCTGAGATTGACCCTCTAAAGCAACCTGGTCAGCGTGGCGTGGTGGCTTTGTATCCAACCCCAGGGCTTACTGAAGTCTTGCAGCTTAACGATGCCCCTGTTCGTGGGATGCGAACTCTATCTGGTGGGCAATGGCTGGTTGCTGTGGTTGGAAATGCTGTCTGGGCTATCCAATACGTTAATGGCGCTTACACCAAAACCCAAGTCGGAACGCTGACCACTTCCACAGGGCAAGTCTCGATCACCGACAACATAATGACTTACGGTGGGCTTACAGCTTACATCGTTGATGGCGCTAATCGATATTATTGGATTGTCGGCTCGGCATCTACTGTTTCGCTGACCGCTACGGTTGCTGGCTCTATTCTGACTGTGACCAGCACCAACTTTGCTATCGGCACAGGGATTGTGCTTACTGGTAGCTCTGGCAACATCACGATTGGTCAATTTACCACTACATCAACCAGCGGCGTGGGTGGCTTGGGTGACTATCCTTTTACTGGCTCTGCTACATCAGGGACGTTCACAGCCCCTGCTTTCCAGCAATTGCCCTCTACTGATGGCGCATTTACTGGCGCTGTGACTTGCGATGTTGTGGATAACTACATTGTTTACAACCAAGGCGGCACTCAGGCATGGGGTTCTACTGACCTGCAAGCTGACGTTCAAAATGGCGACTTGCCCTTGGTTACGCCTTGGTCATCCAATGCTGTTTACGGCAATAAAGATGGCTCTCCCGACCCCTTAGTTGGTCTGATCTGCGATCACCGCCAAGTCTTTTTGTTGGGTGAATTTACCGCTGAAATGTGGACTGATGTGGGTACAGTTGTGCCTGGCGTCATTTCGTTTGCTTTCCAGCGTGTGCCTGGCACTTCACTCCAACACGGTGTTGTTTCGCCATTTTCGATTGCTCGATTCGGTGAACAGTTTGCTCTGGTAACTCAAGATACCCGAGGCCAAGCAGTTATTGGGGTTATGAAAGGCTACTCATTTGAGCGCATTTCTACCCATGCTGTCGAGCAAACCTTGATGAACCAATACATTGGCGATGCGGTGGCTTACACCTATCAGCTTGACGGGCATGAGTTTTACGTTGTCACTTTTCCGACTGTGAATCTGACATGGGTTTATGACTTACGTTCACAAATGTGGCACAAATGGCTGGCTTGGGATGGTGAGCAATACCAGCGCCATCGGTCTAACTGCGGTGCATTGTTCAACAATGTCTATTTAGTTGGTGACTATCAGAATGGTATGATTTACCAACTGGATAATGCAGTTTATACGGACAATGGAGCGACAATCCGTAGGGTTCGGCGTGCACCGCATTTGGTAACTGACTTCCAACGCCAATATTTTGCCGAGTTCCAAATCCAATTCCAACCTGGTGTTGGCTTACAAAATGGTCAAGGCAAAGACCCACAAGCTATGCTACGCTGGTCTAGCGATGGCGGTTCTACTTGGTCTAATGAGCATTGGGCTTCTATGGGCAAAGTGGGCCAATACACCAAGCGGATTATTTGGCGGCGTTTGGGTTGGGCTAGAGATCGTATCTTTGAAGTTGCTATCTCTGACCCTGTAAACTGCGTCATTGTTTCTGCCAATTTAAAGGCTGAAGGGGCTGAAAATTGAGCGTCACTTCTTCTGGCTCTGGCGGCAATTTAAACTGGCCTAGAACGCCATTTATTGACCAGCAAACCATGATGCCGAGCTTGCCTTGGCTTTTGTGGCTGCAAAATCCTTCTGTCAATTCGTTTAGCTCTGCCAATGCTTTAGCGCCAAGCTCTGGCGGGACAGGGGTCGCTACTGCTCCAACCAATGGGCAACTGCTGATTGGCAATAGCAAAGGCTACACGCTAAACACTTTGACAGGTGGAACTGCCATCGGTGTAACTAATGGCGTAGGGTCAATCACCCTAAACAACCTTGGCGTGACCTCATTGATCGCAGGAACGGGCATCGGGGTTAGCTCTGCTACTGGTGATGTTACTGTCTCAAATACAGGCGTTTTATCGTTTTCTGCTGGCACTACAGGGTTTACCCCATCATCTGCGACCACAGGGGCTGTGACCCTTGGTGGGATTTTGAACCTTACCAACGGCGGCACAGGGGCATCTACCGCAGCAGGGGCTAGAACTAACCTTGGTTTAGGCACGATTGCGACCCAAAATGCCAATAATGTTGCCATAACTGGCGGCTCTGTTTCTGGTGTGTCAGCAAGCGTGACAACGCTGACGACCTCATCTACAATCACGGCTAATAACATAGCAACAACTGGCACTCATTTGACTGTTGCTAAGTGGCTTCCAGTTGTTTGTGACGGTACAACGTATTACATCCCGCTATATACATGACCCCAACTGATATGTTCAACGCACATCTAGGTCACTTTGATGTTGACCCAGGGGTTATTCACCACTTTTCTGATGGGCTTTATGCAAAACAAATGCACTTGCCCAAAGGTTACATGGCAGGGATGCACGCCCACAACTATTCGCATTTGAGCGTTTTGGGGCAGGGCAAAGTGATTGTTAAGGCTGGTGACAGCGAGCGGATTTATACAGCGCCAGTTTGCATCAATATGCCAGCGCAGGTCATTCATTCAATTATTGCGCTAGAGGATGCCACTTGGTTTTGCATCCATGCGACTGAAGAAACTGATGTTAATAAAGTGGATGAAGTCTTAATCCACGAAGGGGTCTGATATGCCATTTGCTTTTATTATTCCAGC